ACTTTAAAAGCGAAAATGTAAACATTCACACCTTAAAGCCTCATCCTCGCAATTATCGCAATCATCCAGAAGATCAATTATCGCATATTATTGAAAGCATTAAGGTAAATGGGTTTTACAGAAATATAGTTGTCGCATCGGATGATGTGATTTTAGCGGGTCACGGCGTTGTCTCCGCCGCAAAGCGGATGGGTATTGAAGAAGTTCCCATTGTTCGCGTAAAATTTGACTCCAATGATCCCAAAGCCCTGAAATTGCTTACGGGTGATAATGAAATCAGTAAACTTGGTGAAGTGGACGATCGCCTATTGACGGAACTTTTGAAAGAAATCAAAGATGTGGATTCGGAGGGCCTTTTGGGAACAGGGTATGATGACAAGATGCTTGCAAATCTTCTATTTATCACGCGCCCCGAAGGGGAGATTAAAAATTTCAGCGAAGCCGCCGAATGGGTGGGCATGCCCGAATATCAGCCCGAAAATGAGAACTATACCGTGCATGTTCAACTTGAGGATGAAAAAACAAGAGATGAATTTCTAAAATTCTGCGGAGTCAAGACAATCACAAAAACCTTAAGAGATGGTAAATATATGTCCTTTTGGTGGCCAGACAAGGAACGCAATGACCGCTCGTCCCTTCGGTTCACAGATGAATCATGAATGACCTGCTGAATCCAAAATATCCTGTTTATGTGATTTCAAAGGGCAGAAGCTCCTGTTGCCTTACTGCGGATATTTTGGTCAAAGACCTAACTCCTTTTCGGCTTGTCGTAGAACCGCAGGAAAAAGCCCTTTATGCCGAAAAATATGGCGAAAACAGACTTCTAATTCTTCCTTTCAGCAATCTTGGAAAAGGCTCAATTCCTGCAAGAAATTGGGTATGGGAACATGCGATCAACGAAGGCTTTGAAAAGCATTGGATTCTTGATGATAATATGCGAAGATTTTACAGACGCTATCAAGCCAAAAAAATTCCATGCAGGGCGGGGCTTGCGTTAAGAATGTGCGAAGATTTTTTTGATCGCTATGAAAACGTTGGAATTGCAGGCTTGAATTATGAGTTTTTCTGCATTGAAAATAAAAAAATGCCACCCTTCTTTCTAAATGCCCATGTTTATTCCTGTATCTGTATTCTTAACAAACTTCCCTTTCGCTGGCGCGGGCGGTATAATGAAGACACGGATCTTTGTTTGCAGGCACTTTCCCAAAATTGGTGTACCATGCTGGTAAACGCGTTTTCTGTTGCCAAAATGCAGACAATGGCGATGAAAGGCGGAAATACAGATGAACTTTACAAAGGAGACGGCAGATTAAAAATGGCAAGGTCTTTAGAGCGAATGTGGCCCGGAATTGTGAAAGTTGTAAGACGCTTTAAGCGACCTCAACATTTTGTAAATTGGAACATTTTCACCACTTTGCCTATAAAAAAGAAAGAATTTGAAAACCTTAATGAAAATATAAATAAAATAAAGCTAAAACGGCTAAAAGAAATTAAAAGCCACCAAATACGGAAACTTGCAGATCAGTATAATGAAAGCCTTGCAAAATGATTATGCAAAAGATACTTGCGGAAAAGTGGGGCGTTTCGCCAGCCGCAATCTCCAAAATGGTAAAAGCCGGAATGCCGCTTACAAGCGAAGTCGATGCAGAAAAATGGAAAATTATAAATCAGAAAAAACCTAGTCGAGCACCTAGTATTTTAAGAAACGATGATCATGTTAAAGACCCCAAAAATCCAGACATTGTAACTGCCTTAACTGGCGAGGATGCACAGGCAAGGTTAAATCGAGCAAGAACAGCGGAAAAAACAGCTTTTTATCTTGTTGGCAAGGCAAGCCAGCCAAGAAAAGATGCCGAAGGTAAGGAAATAAAAGGAAACGATGGAAACGCGATTATTGACCTCAATATGCTTCGGGTTGCCCTTGCCGGATGGCGCGAAGCAAAAGCCTGCGTTGATGAAGCAGAAATTGCTCATGAAAAATATGAAGAAAGGACAAGGCAAGTTATTCGAGCCAGCGAGGTAAGGGAATTATGGGCAAAGCATCTTGGCGGAATCTATGCCCTTATGAAGAATATTCCCGCAAGCACCGCGGCCAGAGCCAATCCGTCAGATCCAGAATGTGCCAAAATCGCAATTCAAGAATCAGTTGATCGCGTATTTACAAGCATAAAAAAAGCAGAAGGAGTTTTCCAATGAAAAACAAGGATTTTATTTATAAAATTCTAGGCCATGGCCTTTTCGCCTTCATTGTACTTTCTTGCTTTTACACCCAAAGACCTTTCGATTGGATAGACTCAATTTTTGTTCTTCTTTATGGGCTTGCTAGGAATGTAAGGCTTGGTAAATGAAACGCTCCTTACTTAAACGCAAAACCCCCCTCAAGCGAGGTGGACGGCTTCGGCCAGTTTCCAAGAAGCGAGCCAAACAAAATAAAATTTATTCACTATACCGAAATATTTATTTAACCAACCACCCCGCTTGTGAGATTTGCGGGAACAAAGCAACTCAAATTCACCACAAGAAAGGGAGATTTGGCGATAGGTTAAATAATATGGAATTCTTTATGAGTATTTGTTACGAATGTCATGAGTGGATTCATCGCAATCCCATGGAGGCTTATGCCAAGGGGTATATGCTTTTACGATGACAATCAAGGAAGTACTTCAATTTAATGAGACGCTTGTTCCAAATTTTGACTCAATCGGAGTTCAAGAATGGGCGGAGGAAAATCTGCTTTTATCGCCAAGAATCACAAATGTACCCGGACCTTACAGCACAAATCTTACTCCTTATGTGCGAGAACCTTTGGAATGTTTTGCAAATGATAAAATAAGAAGAATCACCCTTGTTTGGGGTGCCCAAACCTCAAAAACAACCGCAATTCTTGTCGGGCTTGCCTACCGTCTTTCGCAAGCCCCTTGTCCTGCATTATGGGTAATGCCTACCGAAAGCCTTGCAAGATCATTTAGCGAGACACGCTGGCTTCCGATGATTGATGATTGTCCAGACCTTTCCAAAGAAAAGCCGGATAATTCCGATAAAATCAAGTTGATGGAACAGCATTTTCGCAGAATGAGTCTTTGGTTTGTGGGTTCCAATAGTCCCGCAAACCTTGCAAGCCGATCGGTTTCTTTGCTTTGTCTTGATGAAGTGGATAAATATCCAGATCACGGACTAAACAAGGAAGCGGGAGCACTTCAACTTGCGGAGGCGCGGGTAGCCACTTATCCCAATCATTTTATTATCAGTACAAGCACTCCAACAAATGCCGAATCAACAATTTGGGCGGAATGGTTAAAGGGAGATATGCGTTTCTATTTTGTTCCTTGCCCCCATTGTTTTCATAAACAGAAACTTTTATTTGAAAATATTAAATGGAGCGAACAAGCAAAAATAGATGAAAACACTTGGGACTTTAAAGAAGTTAAAAAAACAGCCTACTATAAATGCGTAAACTGCGAAGGGGAGATACGGGATGGTCAAAAAACTATGATGTTGCGAGGCGGTGAATGGGTACCCACTAATCTGAAAGCCGAGCCCGAAAGACGTTCCTATCACCTAAACGGCCTTTATGCACCATGGACAACATTCGGCCAGATCGCGGTTAAGTTCTTGCAGGATAAAAACAGCATTTTGGGATTACAGGATTTTGTGAATCGGATTCTTGCGGAACCTTGGCTTGAGCATGAGGTAAAACAGGTAGAATTGCGTCCCGGATCTTATAAATTAGGAGAACTGCGAAACGAAGAAATGCTAATTATGAGTGTGGACGTACAGGAAGCGGGAGGATTCCATGTGTGGTCGGTAATTCGTGGATGGACTAAAAAGGGCGACACTCGCTTAATCTGGTGCGGAAGACTTGAATCGTGGGGGGATGTGGCCGAAAGAGTTTTTCATTTTAATATAAATCCCCGCGCAGTATTTATAGATGCAGGAGATCAAACTAGGGACGTTTATCGTATATGTTGCGAGCAGGGCTATATTGCATTGATTGGGAGTGACCGAGTTTCTTTTAGCGAGATTGAAAATCATCAAAAAATTGAAAGGCCGTATGTGCGAAGTGCCAGCGGTGACCCATTTTCTGGAAAAACACCGGGTTCCAAGGCCGGATGGAAATGGAAACTTTGTCCTGTTTGGAGGTGGTCAAATCCTGCAATTAAGGATATTTTACACAATTTTATTAAAACAGATAATTTTATAGCACAAGACACTCCGAATGTTTATAAAGATCATTTATCTGCCGAATCCAAAATTGCAGTGAAAAATCCTACAACTGGTAAAATTAGATATGTCTGGAAACAAATCGCAAAACATAACCATTTGCTAGATTGCGAGTGCATGAATATTGTGGGCGCGGCTTTGCATGGCAGATTAAATCTGCAACCCTCAAACTTGACAGAGGAAGATGTCTATGGCTAGGGGTGCTTTTGTTGGTTTGCCCGTAGCTACCCTAACGAGCCTCCGCACAAAGTATCTTGAGTGCTTGGAAGCGATTGCGGTAGCGGGGGCATCGTATTCCATCGCCGGAAGATCTTTTAGCCGAGCCAACTTAAACGAGGTTCGGGACACGATTGAGGAATTGACTTATGCAATCAAACTGGCAGATGGTTCTAGGGTGCTTACCACCTACGCCAAGTTCGGACCGTGAAAAAAGCCAAGATGAATTTCGTTGATAAGGCGATTGCCTTCATCAACCCCAAGGGCGCAGTTGATCGGTTAGTCGCCCGTCAAAAGCTGACCAAGTTCGAATATGATGCGGTCAAATATACAAGGGAACGCAAGGGGCCGAGCGCATTGTCAGGGGCTGAAGATTATCGCTCAAACTATGATCGGGTAGAACTAATGAAAAGGGCAAGGGACTTGG